TTGAAAACGAGGCAAGCCCAATTGATGTTTTGAATGACTTATTAAAAAGTGCCAGATTCAATTATACAGCGAGTTACAATCCTAGCACTGATATAAAAGTGTTGGGAGAATTCAAATTAATTGATAATGATAGGGGTATTTCAATAGATATTAATAATTTGTCATCTGGTGAAAAAACTATACTATCTTTAATTTTCATTTTGTACTCTTCTAACAGGGATGGTAGAATTCCTGATTTATTGCTATTGGATGAACCAGATACATTTTTACATCCAAGTATGGTAGAAATTCTAATTGATGTTTTAGGAAATGTGCTTGTAAAAAAACATAAAAAAAATATTATTATAACCACACACTCTCCTACCACCGTTGCATTGGCTCCTGAAGATTCAATTTATCGCATGAATCGAGATAAGGGGTACCCTGAAAAAATACATAAAAATAGTGCAATTAATTCTCTCATTGATGGAATAAATGGATTAGTTGTTTCACTTTCAAATCGTAGACAAGTATTTGTTGAAAGTGACTATGATATTTTATATTACGAAGGGATTTATAAACTGCTTAGAAAAAAATTAAATGAGGAAATACAACTGAATTTTATATCATCTGGCATGACCAAGGTTGATCCAAATGGCGATGAAATAGCAACTTGTGAAAGAGTAAAAAGTATTACTAAAGAAATGAGGTCTTACAATAATAAACAGATTTTTGGGATTATTGATTGGGATTTAAAAAATAAATTAACAGAGGGAATTGCTATTCTAGGGAATGGAAAAAGATATTCGATAGAAAACTATTTATTAGATCCAATTTTCATAGGTTTAATTTTACAAAGAGAATCTCATCTCACTTTTGAACAAATGGGTATTTTAGACAAGACATACGGTCAACTTTTGAGTTTTACACAAGAAGATTATCAAAAAATATCCGACTTCATAATAACTGAAATTTCTGATTTAAAAAGTAATGTAATAACTTGTAATCATACCGATATAGAAGAATATGAACTTATAAACGGGGTAAAAATTAAAATCCCAAAATGGTTTTTGTATTATCAAGGGCACAGACTAGAAAATGATTTAATAGTGAAATTCCCAAAGTTAGGGGAATTAAAAAGAAGTAAAGAAACTGGACTAAAGCTAGCTATCATTAATAAGCTTTTAAAGGATAATCCAGAAATAATGTCCAAAGACTTCCTAGCTATGTTTGAGTTTTTACACTCAAACTAGGTATTAAAAATACCCTACCATAATAAAAAAGTCCGTCATACATTTATGGCGGACTTTTTTATTACACCTATGGAAGAAATTCAGAAAAAAGAACAGAGCCTGGCTAAAACTCAAGATAAGCTAGACAAGTACAAAGATTACCTACTAGGTAGAGGCAAGCTCTCTCCATCGGAGCAAACTATGCTCGAAAAATACCGTAAAGCTTTTAGTTGGCGATGTAAAGGGTTTTCACCTCAGCACGTAAAACAGATGCTCATACAAGATGATGGTACTCAGTATGCCCAAGCGGCTAGAATCCTTCAAGAAGCAACGGAACTCTATGGACGTGTTGAGGAAATAGACAAAGAGGGAACTAAGCGTATTTTAGTCGAAAACCTCTATATCGCTATGAGCCTAGCCATCAAAGAACGGGATGCCCACGCTGTAATTGCTTCGGTGAAAGAAATTGGTAAACTATCCAATGTTTACTCCGACCAACCACAGCTCAACCCTGCCGATTTGATGCCTAAGCGCCAAATCGTGTTCAATCGAGTAACGGTAAACAACAACTATCAATCTACACCAGAAGAAAATGCAGACACAATCGAACTTGAGTAATACTTCTGAAATCCTGCTAAATAATAAACAAGCAGACTTTCTGGAAGCCTTTCTCAACAACTTAGCAGACACACCCGACCCCAAAGACCCACGAGGTTGGGGTTTCACTGGTGGTTGGCGTGCTACAGCTCAATGCGGTCGTGGGTTCGGAAAAAGCCATCTACTCTGTCATATTATTGCTTTATCCGCCAGTGAGCTGCCAGGCGCACGTGCGGGATTAGTTGGATTAACCTTGAGACAAGTTTCTGATATCATCCTGAGTCAATCGGCTGAAGTATTCAAGGCTTGGGGATATGAGGAATATAATTCAAAGACAGGTACTGGTTGCTACACCGTCAATCAACGTCCACCAGAGCATTGGCAAAAAGCCAAATATCCTCTTCGAAAATATGATAATTGTATTTGTTTCGCCAATGGATATACTGTCGATTTCTTATCTGTAGGGCAAATACAAGCCAAAAGAGGTACAAGCCTTGACCAGTTATTTATTGATGAATCAGCGACCATTAAAGAGGAAATCTTTAATAAAGTCTTGCGTCCAACAGTAAGAGCAAACAAATACGCTTACCAAGACACAAGACCAGAAAGGAAAGGCTTTAACCATCCACTCCACTGGGCAATTATTGATTTTACCTCTGCTCCTTGGCTGGCAGAAGGAAGATGGATTTACAAAACTGAAGATTTGGCACAACAGAAGCCCTATAAATATCACTATATGCAGGGCTCAGCGTATGACAATCTCATGTTTTTACCAGGGAATTATATCGAGGACCAAAGAGAGGTTTTAGATCCACTCAGTTTTGATGTGGAGATTTTGAATAAAAGAAGAACCAAAAACCCAAACTCTTTTTATTCAGCCTTTTCAGATAGACACGTTTACATGGACTATGAAAGGCTAGATTACGACCCCAATAGACCTCTGGAAATTAGCTGGGACTTTAACGCCAAATTTACTTCAGTCTCTATTTGGCAAGATTTCGGTAATGAATTTAAGTGTATCGATGTGCTTTGGGTAAAGGAAGCTCCAGACGGACTCTTGGTAAATAAGCTCACTAATGACCTAATTACGAGGTACAAAAATCACAATAACAAGCGGGTTGTTTTATATGGTGATAATGGCGGCTCTAAAAAGGATGCTAATAGAAAGCCCTATTTTGAGGATATAAAAACGGCCTTCCGTAAGGATAAATGGGTGATATTTGATGAGGTCCAAACAGGGTACCCACCATACAACATACGCTATAAGCTAGTTAATGAGATACTAAAGGGTACTATAGCAAAGGTACCTACTATCCTTATTAATGGCTGGTCTGCTAAAGCTATGGTTATGTCTTTACAAGATGCGCCAATTGTTGGAGACAACTTTGAGAAAGATAAAAGCTCTGAAAAGAAAGACATTCCTCAAGAGTTCGCCACACACTTAAGCGATACATTCGATTATATTATGTTTAGAAAGTTCTCAAAATATCTTTCTTACATCAGCGCCAAAGCCAGACCCTTCCTATTCAAGAAGGCGAGCTAAATTTTTTGGCGTTACCCAGTTACAGGTTTCATATATTCCCAAAAATCTTTTTGGCGCACGCCATTTTGTCCCTGTGCGAGCAGGGGAATCGAGAATCAAGTAGAATTTTTAGCCCCACACACGGGGCTAAATTCCTGACTATCAAGCTTATCACTCTTTTGTAGAGTAGAATCCCACTCAAATCCTCCCTTATTTCGCCCCTAAAAGTTTTGTCCTATGATTTTTTTGATTCAAATCCCAACTTTGAATCATCAAAACGGCATTCGTATGTATTTCAAAGATGCTTATCACCAGTACCAAATGGCGGGAAAAGGCTCAGGCTTCCCAGACACTTTCGATTTGATTTATACCAAAGTCGATGGAACATTTGGAGAAAAGAAGGGCTGTAGTAGAAGACCCTCAAATCCAAACCCTGAGAGTAAAAGAGATTTAAGCTCTATCAAACATGAAAACCGTGTAGCTGGGAAATGGTATTTGTGGCATCCCACTGACGGAAAATTCGAAATTCATGCCTGTGGCATTATTGCCTTCAATGGCGAGTTTATTGACCATCGTTTTTAGTTGTACACCTATGATAAATTCAGTCGGGAAAGCTGTATTTAGCTCCCATGAAAGAAAAGCTACTGTCAATGTTGGAACTCGTTCGGATTCCAACGTTGGCAATGGCTCAACGCAAGTAAAGAAAAACGTTAAGGTTGGCGAGAAAAGCTATCAGATATTTCCCTGGGGAATGAATAACAAAAAGCCCAATGAAATGATGGACTTGCTTGCCTCCAATAGCGACTTAATCAACCTACTGGAAGCTAGAAAGGACTTTCTTTTTGGTGCAGGTATTGGCGTTTTCGAGCAAACTTTTGATAAAGGGACGGAGATTTTAACCCCGATTGAAACGGAGAAATATAAAAAACTCCATGATTTTGTCCAGAAAAACGACCTCAGCGAGTTCAACGAATCGGCTGGATGCCATATAGTAGATACGGCAAACCTATTTACTAATGTGAGTATTGAAAAGGATAAAATCCCGTTGATTACTGCCATTGACCCGCTTTTATGCCGTGCAGACAAGGAACTCAAATTGGGAGCTGTCCAAAATTATTTGATTAGTGGTGAATGGGCTAGTAATTCACAAAAGGATATTATCGTTACACCTTCCCTCAAGTTGGATACCGACTTGAGCACACAAGGTGAGTATATCATGCACGTGAAGCGAACCCAGACAGGACAATTTTATTACAGCTATGCGACGTGGTGGCCAGTCCAAAAAGCCATTTCCATTGCGAATCGTCTTTGGGATTTTCATATCAATGGACTCGATACCCAGTACAACGCTGCTAATATCGTTCGTGTTGCTAGTGAGTACTTTAGCAAGTTCGGGGCTGAATATGAAGGTGGAGAAGATGCCTTCAGAGAGGAGTTTTGGGAAAATGTAGATTCACTTTTAAGTGGAGAACAAGGCTCAAACCGAATGCTTGCCGATGAATGTGCCGTGGGTCCAGATGGAAAGTTAACCCCGTACATCGAGATTGTTCCCGTAGAACGTGGTATCAAAGGTGACGAGTACCTCAAGCTATACGAGATTGTGATGTTAGCGATTTCTAACGCCTCATCAATTCTATCCAATATTGCAGGGGTTTCCAATGGTAAAGTAATGGGTGGCTCAGGCTCGGAACTTCGTGTTTCGGCTGAATTTCAACAACAGTACCGAACCCCACGTGAACGCCAAATGATTCTGCGAGTGCTCAACCGCAAAATCAAACCTTTGTTGGAATTGCCCAACAATGTAGTTTTTGCTTATAAAAATATCATTCTGCAAACCTTGGATGTAAACCCAACGGGAACGCAGAAAACCACCTCAAACGCCTCTTAAGATGGTAGCGCAAATTATTTGGATTGTGTTAAGAATTATAATCCTTTCGGTCATTTGGATAGGAACACGAGTACAGGTAAAACGTGGTGACATTTCCGTAATCAATGCGGCTGGTGTTATTATGGGTACTTGCGTCTACTTTGGGATAGACCTTATCTTATTATTATTTGGTGGGTTCTTCGATAAACTATTTTAATCATGCTAATCAAATCCACACAGGAAATGAGAGCATTTTTAGGAAGAGCCATTTCCTCTGATTTCACCTTTGATTCTTTAAAACCTTACCTTGAGCTGGCGCAACAAGATTATTTGGTCAAAGCCTTG